ACTGCACAAAAAGCAGAAATTGATGCAGATAACAATTATTTCTATAAAGTAAATAAAGACCAATATACAGAATACGATGGTTTCAATAATGACTATATTGTAATATGAGAAAAAGAAACGAAAAAGGGCAATTTAGCAAAACAAAAGTATCAGAGTTTGGCTTTGTAAATTTAAGTACATACACATCACCAGAGGTAAAAGAAGTTAATGGTGCTGATTGGATTGAATACGGTGCAGATAACAACTATTTTCAATTCCTTATCGATAGATATAATGGTTCACCTACAAACAATGCAGCTATAAATGGTATTTCACAAGCTATTTATGGTAAAGGTTTAAATGCTACAGACAGCAACAGAAAACCTAATGAGTATGCACAGATGATTTCTTTGTTTAGAAAAGATGTAGTGCGTAGGGCTTGTTATGATTTAAAGTTAATGGGGCAAGCTGCAATACAAGTTATCTATTCTAAAGATAGAAGCAAGATTGTTCAATTAGAACATATGCCTATTGAAACATTAAGAGCAGAAAAATGTGATGCAGATGGTAATGTACCAGCATATTACTATTGTAATGATTGGGTAAACATTAAAAAGAGTGATAAACCTTTAAGAATACCAGCCTTTGGTATGTCTAAAGAAAGCATAGAGATATACTACATTAAACCATACAAGAGTGGATTTTATTACTATTCTCCCGTAGATTATCAAGGTGGTTTGCAGTATGCAGAGTTGGAAGAAGAAGTATCTAACTATCATTTGAACAACATAATGAATGGTTTAAGCCCATCGATGTTGATTAATTTTAATAATGGAACTCCTAACCAACAAGAAAGACAATTAATAGAAACAAAGATTGCACAAAAGTTTTCGGGTACATCTAATGCTGGTAAATTCATACTCGCTTTTAATGACAACAAAGAAAGTCAAGCAGAAATAACACCAGTACAATTAAGTGATGCACACAATCAGTACCAATTTTTAAGTGAAGAAAGCACAAAAAAAATAATGGTTGCACATAGGATTGTATCACCAATGTTATTGGGTATAAAAGATAGTAGTGGTTTAGGAAACAATGCAGAAGAAATAAAGACTGCATCTTTGTTAATGGATAACACCGTTATAAGACCATTTCAGGAACTTTTAATAGATTGCTTTGATAATATACTTGCATACAATGATATTAGCTTAAACCTATACTTTACAACGTTACAACCATTAGAATTTACTGATGTAGATAAAGATTTACAAAGTAAAGAAGATATTGAAGAAGAAACTGGTTATGAGTTTAGCAAAGAAAAAACTGAACTTGATAATGTATTAGAAGAATTAGGTGAAGAAGAAGATTTAAGCCAATGGACATTAATTGATGAAAGAAAAGTTGATTATGATGATGAAGAAGCATTAGATTATCAAATAGACCAACTAAACAAAAAGAACAAAAGCACGTTATCTAAAATATGGGAATTTGTATCAACTGGTACAGCAAGACCAAACGCAAAATCTGAACAAGATAAAGCTGTTAAAGATGTGGCATTTAAAGTAAGGTATCAATATTCACCTTTAAAAGAAACTTTTAATAATGAGGGTGAAAATGTTACAAGAAGTTTTTGTGAGAAAATGATAAAAGCTAAAAAGATATACCGCAAAGAAGATATTGAGTTAATGAGTACAAGGGCGGTTAATCCAGGTTGGGGGCCAAAAGGTGTAGATACATATTCTATATGGAAATATAAAGGTGGTGGTGCTTGTCATCATTTTTGGATGCGTAAAACTTATATGTTCACATTAGATAGTAAACGTATTGATGTTAAGTCACCATTAGCACCAACAATAAGTGTAAATGAAGCTAAACGAAAAGGTTTTAAGCCACAGGTAAATGATGAACTTGTAGCTAAAAGACCAATAGATATGCCAGACGAAGGATTTTTACCAACTAATAAAAGAAGATAATGGCAACAGTATTATTTATAAATAGAACAGATTTAGTAAGAAACTCTATCATTGATGGAAATACCGATACTGATACCTTTATTCAGTATATAAAGCTATCTCAACAGATTGATATTCAGCAGATTATAGGTACAAATATGTATGATGGTTTAACTAATGCTATTGTTGCTGGTATTGATTTACCAGAAAATGCAAGATGGAAAACTATTCTTGACAATTACATAGTAAGTATGCTGATATGGTACGCACAAGCAAATTATATTCCATTTTGCGCATACCAAATAAAATCGGGGGGTATATACAAGCACACATCTGAAAACGCACAAAACGTAGATAAGAATGAGGTTGATTTTTTAGTTGAAAAAGCAAGAACAAATGCTGAATGGTATTCAAGACGTTTTATAGACTTTATGAGTTTTAACCAAGCTACATATCCAGAGTACACAAATAACGTGAATGATGATATCTATCCAAGTTATGAGGCTACGTTTAATGGATGGGTTTTGAGTTTATCATCTTTGTTTCTAATATTAGTTTAATTTAAAAAAAAGCGTTATGCAAAATGAAATTTGGAAAGTAATAAATAATTACAATGGATATTATGAGGTAAGTAACTTTGGTAGGGTAAGAAGTATTACACGAAAAATAGAAAGAACAGACCCTAATGACATTGACAAAAAAAGGTTGTTTACATATAAAGGAAAATTAATTCCTTTTTGGATTACTAAAAAAGGCTATTGTAGATGTACACTAAATATAAATGGAAATAAAAAAAATCATTTAGTACACCAATTAGTAGCAAAAGCATTTTTATCAAACGAAAATAATAAGCCACAAGTAAACCATATTAATTGTATAAAAACAGATAATACAGTTGAAAATTTAGAGTGGGTAACTAATACTGAAAATCATTTACACGCAAAGGCAAACGGCTTATTATATTACCAAAAGTTATGATATACAAACCAAAGGCAAAGAACATAGAGAAATTAAAGGTATTTCTTAAAAAGAAAAAAAAGAAAAAGTAATGGCAAACGAAATATATTTTAAAAGTTGGTGGGGTAGAGGTGTTTGTGATAACTCTGTAAATTGGGGTTTAGTCTACAAAGAATATGCTGGGTGTAGTGCAGTACCAGCATTACTTTTAACCTTACAAGCAAGGGCAACATACTATGAGAATGTTACTTGTACAACTGCAACTTTAGATGAATTAGAAAATATACAATAATGAGCAACCTTTTAGATAAAGCATCAATTATATTAACACCTACTGCGTATAACAATGGTGAAGCACTATGTGTTAAGCCAAGTGATGGAAGTGGTGATTTTGATTTTAGCAGAAATTCAGCAGCTACAAGAGTAAATGCTCAAGGTCTTGTTGAAAACGTACAGATACTATCGAGTAATTTAGTGCAAAATGGCGACTTTTCAGAGGAGGGTAGCGAGGAAGTTTCTAACGGCAGTTTTTCTCAAGAGGGTGCGGAGCAGATTACAAACGGAGATTTTAGTAGCGATACGAATTGGAATTATACTACAAGTTGGGAAATTAGTAATGGTAAAGCAAATTTTACAAACATAGCCTCAAAAGGTTTTTATCAGCCAAAAGTACTTGATGCAAATAAAACCTATAGAGTATCTTTTGATTATTCTGGAACTGGGCAAGTAGGGTTTTTAGGAACTGCTGGAGGTTCAAATACTTTAAAAGGATTTGCTAATTATACGGAAGGAAATAATATTATTTATATTACACCAACAACAACAACCTCTGCTTTCAATATTTGGGGAAATTGGACTGGTGCTTTCTCAATAGACAACGTTTCAGTACGTGAGGTTGGTCAAGATTGGAATTTAGGTACTGGGTGGAGTATTGGAGATGGTGAGGCAAAAGTTGATAACACTAATGCCAACTACATAAGTCAAGATGGTATAGTTTCAGATACAAAAACTTACGCAATAACTTTTACAATACTTAATTACATTAGTGGTAGTATTAGATTAAGATTAGGAAATACTTATGGAGATTATGTAAGTGGTAATGGTACTTATACAAAATACATACAATGTACTGCAAGTAATAAATTTAGAGTTTATAGTTCTCCATCTGGTGCAAACCTATCAATAACAAACATCTCGGTTAAAGAGGTGGGGCAAAATTGGTTATATTCTGGACAATCAGAAGTTAGTTATAATTCTGGTAGAATATATAGTAGTGATGGTTCTTTTTCAGAATTGTATCAAGAAATATTATCAGCAAATAAAACATATCGTTTAACCTTTGAGATTATTGAAGATAGTGGGGGAAGCCTTAAAATAGGAACTACACGAGGCGGTGAAGAAATAGCCTCTAATGTAAGTGGTGTTGGTAGTTTCAATTATATATTTAATGTATCTTCTGTTAATAGGTTAGCATTTGCAAGATTAAGTGGTGCTACAGATATAAGAATAGACAATATATCAGTAATAGAAATAACAGACGATACTAACCTACCGAGAATAAACTACGAGGGCTTTAGTTATCAAGATGCTTTAGGGAGTGAGCAAATTTTAAATGGCTCTTTTGATAGCGACACGGCTTGGATTAAAGGTGGTACTTGGACAATTAGCGGGGGTCAAGCTAATTTTAACGGTGGAAGTGGTGCTATAATTTGGCAGAATGTATTAACATCTGGAAAATCATATAAGTTTACATTTGAAATAACAGAACAAACAACTGGTAGTTTAAGAGCAAGATGTGGTGGAACTTTAGGCACTGCACATTCTGCTGTTGGTGTTTATAGTGAAATACTAATATGTGGTGGTGGGATAGATGCTGGATTACAAACATCAAGTGGTGCTGTTTTAAGTTGCGACAACGTATCTGTAAAAGAATATCTCGGGCAAGAAGTAGTGCCAGATAGTGGGTGCGGAAGTTGGTTGTGGGAACCTCAGAGTACCAACCTAATAACACAATCTGAATTATTTAGCGATGCAAGTTGGGTAAAAACCTATGTTACAACTATAGACAATAATTCAAAATCTCCAGATGGAAATAATAATTCATCTTTAATGTACCCAATTAGTAGCGGAAATACACGATATATTAGTACTAACTTAACAAATGGTAGTGCTATTCATACTATAAGTTTTTTTGTTAAAGCAAGTGGTAAAAATGTTGCTTGGCTTTATATCAATTCATCTTTAGCAAACGGTATTATTTACTATGATTTAAGTGATGAAACTATGCAAGTAGTATCGGGTAGTGTTGGAACGCCAATAGGAACTATTACGTCATATACAAATGATTGGTATAAAATAACATACACTTTAGGTACTGCGAGTGTTTTGAATTCGGGTAGTGGAATTGGAGTGTGTGATGCGAAAGGTGATTGGGCAGTTACTGCAAATGGCACAGATGGTATTGAGATTTGGGGCGCTCAAATGGAACAACAATCATACGCAACATCTTACATACCCACAGAAGGCTCAACAGTTACACGTAACCAAGACGTATGCACCAATGGCGGTAGTTTAGCAAGTATAAATAGCACATCGGGAACACTATATTTTGAGGGTAGTGCTTTAGCAAATGATGGTACTAATAGATTTATTTCTTTAACAGATGGTAGTAATGATAATAGAGTTCTTTTTGGTTATAGAGCAGTTTCAAATCAAGTATTTGCAAGAGTAGAGGGTAATAATTCAGCATCGGTAGATTTAACAACTGTTTTATCAGATACAAAAATAAATGCTAAAATTGCAATTAGTTATGATAGTTCTTATAATTATAAGATGTTTGTTAATGGTATTTCAGCAGATAGTGGAGTTGGTACTGATAGTATAATTGGTTTAGATAGATTAGATTTTACAAACGCAATTGGTACAGAAAATTTCTACGGAAACATAAAAGCACTTGCAGTTTGGAAAGAGGCTTTAAGCGACCAAGAACTTGCGGAATTAACAACAATATAAAATGGAACAAGTATTTGAATTAATTGAGGGATATGGTTTATCTGTTGTTTTATTAATGGGTGCTTTATATGTTTTATATCAATTTGCGTTTTTTAGTATAAAAGAAGTAAAGGTTGGCTTTGAAAAGAGGCACGAAGATTTAAGAAAGCAAATGAATGAAGTAAAAGAAAAGCTAAATATTATTCTTGAATTTATTAAGAAAAATTAAATATGAATATATACAAGACAAATTTTCCAACAGAGCAAGAGGGCAAAGACTACCTTTTAAGTATTGGTGTTTTAGTTGAAACAGATAACGAAATAGTATTTGCACCTACTACGGCTGCGGTTGTTTATATCGGTAAGGTGGTAAAGATACCAGCTACTTATGATGCAGATGGTAATATAATTACTCCGGCAGTTTACTATGATGGTTTTGCTATCGATGTAATGAGTAGTTTAGATTTAGACTTTGGAGAATTTATGGTATACCCAGTTGAGGCAGCACATAGCTTTTACGGTTATCCAAGAAACGCAGAAGTACCTAAATAATTAGTATATTTGATACTTAACCAAAAAACAAATACAATGGGAAAATTATCAAAAAGTGAATTAAAAGAATTTAAAGAGCAAGAACAGAAGAAACAAGCAATCTTACACGATTTAGGTTTATTGGCTACACAGTCACATACACTATCTCATATGTTTGCAGAACTTTCTATGAAGCAAGAAAAGAACAAGAAAGAACTTGAAGCAAAGTATGGTAACATAGAAGTAAATCTTGAAGATGGAACTTTTAAATTAATCACAGATGAAAAGAATAAGTAAACACATTTCTTACAAAGAAGCAGTTGGTTCTAATTATGCTAAACAAAAAGGCATAAAGAATAAACCAAATGAAGAACAAGTAGAGAATATGAAACTATTAGCTGAAGAAGTGTTTGAACCATTAAGAGAGTGGGTAGATGCACCAATTAAAGTAAATAGTATGTTTAGGTCTTTAGAATTAAATACTGCCTTAAAAGGCTCTAAAACATCATCTCATATGAATGGTGAAGCAATGGACATTACAAGTATGGGTGGAAAGTCTAATTTAGAGATGTTTCATTATATTAGAACAGAACTTGATTTTGACCAGCTTATTTGGGAATTTGGAAAGGAACCTAAATGGTTACACGTTTCTTTCAATAAAGACAATAACAGAAAACAAGTATTAGTAACTAAAAAAAGAGGTGTGTACTACACTTATTAATATGGTAACAGACTACAAAACACTTTTAATAAATTTAGGAACATTTATTTTTTCAATGGCAAACGTTGATGTATTTTTAAAGATTACACTTTTACTTTTAACTATTGGGTATACCGCACATAAATGGTACTTAATGAATAAAAGAAATAAGTGAAAAAGAAGTTTAAAGATACAAGGGTAGGTAAGTTTCTTACTAAAGCTGCACCAAACATTCTTAAAGGTGTTAGTGATGTTGTACCTGATGCTGGTATTTTAAAGCTAATAGGTGGTCTTATAAGCAAAGATGAAGTACTTACACCTAAAGACAAAGAAGAAGCCTTAAAACTGCTTGATTTAGATATTATAGAAATGCAAGAAGTTTCTAAAAGATGGTCAAGTGATATGTCAAGTGATAGTTGGCTATCAAAGAATGTAAGACCAATGATGTTAATCTTCTTAACCATATCCACCTGGCTACTTATTCTTATGGATAGCCTAAATATAGATTTCGGTGTAA